GATCTCGGATGGCGATGGTCACAGTCCTGATGGCGGTGACGGTGGTGCCGACGGCATTCATGGCGAGACCGAGTTCGGCCACGGCCACGATGGCTGGCTCCACGGATGAGAAGAGGGCGCCCACCTGCTCTTTGATGTCGCCGATGGTGTTGGAGAGCTGCTTGGCCTTGCCCGCATCAGTCTTGGCGAGCTCGGAGTTCATGTGGCCGACATTGTCGGTGATGACCTGAGCGAGTGTGGCGGCTCTCTGGCTCTCGTCGCCGAACTTGAGGATTTGTTCCTGGGCGGCGGTGAAGGTGATACCGACGCGCTTCAGCGCAGAGGTCTGTCCCTGCATCACCTTGCCCATGAGGTTGGCCACGGCCACTGCGTCCTGCGAGGACACGTTGTAGCCGTGCTGCTGGGCGAGGAGGTCGTTCATGGCGGGGAGCAGCGCCTCTATGCTGCTCTTCTCGTTAAGGAAAGTGGCTATCTGCTGCACACCTGCCAGCTGCACCTCGTCGCCGATGATGCCGAGTTCCTGCTGAGCGGAGGCGAGCGCCTTGATGCTCTCTATCTCCTCATCGGTGGCGTTCATGCGCTGGCGCATCACCGTAGCCACCTGCACCTCCGCCTGCTCCTGCACGGCGGCTGCTTGGGTGTACTGCTGCATGATGCCGGTGAGCTGCTGCAGTCCTGATGTGAGGTTACTGATGCCTTGCGTTATCTGCGTCGAGATAACCAGGGCGTCACGTAAGGCTTCTCCCTTGGTCTTCGCAATGCCGAGCTGGTTCGCAAGGTCTTTAACGTTGGTAGAGGCTGTTACAATCTGCTCTTTACCATCGATATTGAGTTTTATATTAAACTTTACGTCCTTCGGCATGGCGTTCCCGGTTTATAAGGTTTTCAAATCTCCGTCGGTCTTCTTCCTTCGGCACTTGCGGTCCTTTAGGTTTTTTCTCCCACGGGAAGGGAAGAAGGGCGGCGGGTGTAAGTTTGTTTTTCACGTGCGGCTGTATGGTGATGGTGGCGAGCATTCTCATCCTTTCCCATTCAGCCTGCTGTAGTATCTCAAACTGGTCGTGGCAGGCTTTCGAGCACTCGTAGAACTCATCGGGTGTAAGCCTGCAGAAGTCGTCGAGGCTCATGCCTACCACGGCCAGTGCGTAGCCGAGCAGCTCCTCTATTGAGGGTTGCTTTTTTTTTCAACGTCTTCGGTATTATGACCTTGGTTGATGGAGTCCGTCCACTTCGCCACGTCCTCCATGGTGAGGCTGTCGGCGAAGTCCTCAAGGGTGTAGGCGAACTCCACGCCGTCGTGCTTGCACGCAGACAGGACACAGCACCACAGGTAGGTGACGAGGTCGGTGACGGAGTCAGCACCGATGGCCGAGGCCTCCTTGCCTGTCTCCCGCTTGAAGCGCAGCATGGCGCCCATGGTCTGCCTGCACGGGTAGGTCTTACCGTTGACTACAATCTCCAGTGCCATTACTCAGATGCTTTTCCGGGATAGGTGGTCGGTTCTCCGTCGTTCTCCAGCTGAATGCTGTAGGTGGTGTCGTCCTGGGCGGGCGATGTCTCCTCGACGCTCGTGATGACGAACTGCCCCTCGAGGTATGGAGTAGCATCTCCCTCACGCTCGAAGGCCTTGACGGTGACAGGAGCACCGGCACCCCACAGAGCGGAGAGCTCGGTGAATCCGTTCTCAGCCTCGCCGTAATAGCGCAGGCCCTCAGCGGACAGGGAGATGGAGAGGCCGGTGACGCCCTTGCCCTTCCACAGGCCAGCGGAGTAGCCTTGAGAGGCGGCGGGTTTCACGTTGCGGTCCTTCGTCTCGCTGTTGAAGGTCAGTGTGTGGGTGGTGCAGTGGCCGATGGCCTTCTCGCCCACCTTCAGCAGTATGTCGCTACCATTGATGTAGCCAGTAGTAGGTTTTGCCATATTTCTTACGGTTTTTAGATTTTTACGGTAAATTGAAGTTCTTGCAGATAGGCGTCGTCGGCCCACACCTCCTCACGGCCTGTGAGGTAGCAGGAGCGCATGTCGAGGCCGTCGATGCCTCCCTGCTGGTGGTCGAGGCACTCTCTGACGAGCTCTGCCAGTTCCACGCTGCCCTGGTAGGTGGCGGCATAGCAGCGCACCTCAACGGTGATGGTGTCGGCGCCCGCTCTTCCCTTGACGGGGGTCTGCTCCATGGAGGCGCAGCGGTAGCAGATGTAGGGACACTCGGCCTTGTCGGTCACCACGGGAAAAACCTTGGTGACGGTGTCCATAATCTCCTGGCTGCTGGTCAGCATGGAGTAGATGACGAGTCCTGCGCTGATGCTGCTTTTCATTATACGAATCCTGCTTTTTTAGCCACCTTGACGGTGGCGGTTTCGAGTTCTTTCACCAAAGTGCCCTCTACATAGCGGAAGGTCTCAGGCTCTGAGTTTTTCATAAAGTCGTAGGCGGGCATCCGTCCCCTCTTCAGTCCCGCTATACCGATTTTCCGCCTCTTTGGCTTATAGGCCGCACCATGGCGGGCCCACAGCTTCTGATGGCCGGTCCATTCATAGCGGAACTTGGTAGGCTTGGCGAAGCGCTCCTGCGTTCCCTCCTCTGCCCACATGAGGACAGGCTTTTTGAATCCCTTCCTGTTGGTGTGCATGGAGAGTTCGCCCGAGCCGTTCTTCTTTGCCGCCCTTGCCTTTACGGTCAGCATGAAACCGCCGCCCTTGGAGTAAACATACAGGCGGATACCCCTTTCCCAGTCGGAGCGGCTGCCCTTCACTTCCAGCCCGCTCGACGAGAGCTTTCTGGCGGCAATTTTCTTGGCGCCGTTGCCTACCTTCCGGTAGGAGCGCTTCAACGTGTTCCGTATCTGCCGATTGGAAAAACCACGCAGCAGGTCATCCCACTCTTTGCCGGTGTAAACTATATCCGCCATATTACTCGTTCACTCTTGTACAGATGAGGGTCTTCATGCCGCGGCGGCGGTTCAGCACCACGTTGGTCACGGTGTAGAGATAGCCGGTCTCCGTGTCCTGGAGCCGCCAGTTCTCCGCCACCGTCACGGCGATACTCGTCACCCAGTTGGCCCGGTAGTCGGGGAAGTGCTCCTCAACCTCCTCGCTGCGGTTGCCCGTCATATTGGCCCGCTCGGCATCGCAGTAGCCTGCGGCTTCGTAGGTGGTCTTCTGCTCGCCGTAGTCGTTGGTCACGGCCACAGGGCGCAGAAGGGTGAGCCGGTTGTTGAGTCTTCCCGCTTTCATTCCGAGTATTGGGCTATGAGTTTCTCCGTGAGGCTGCCGCCCCGCATCTTCTGATAGGGCTTCACCATGGCCATGAATGAGTTGGGAAGCGACGTAAGGTTGCTGTTGTCCACATCCTCGCGGTAGGCATAACCGGTGGCCGCACGCATCAGGATAGCCTGTTTCAGCACGGCGGGAAAGGCCTCGTCGGGCACCACGGCCCACTCTTCTTTAGTGTAGCCGGTGGCGTTGATCACCTGCTCCTCGGCCATGTCGATGAGCTCACGGAGGTAAGCGTCATCGTAGTCGAAGGAGGTGGCGCGGACGTGCGCCTTAAGCAGTTCCAAACTCACTCTTGCCATAGTTCACACAGTTTAAGAGCCAGCGGCCACCTGACCGAGCAGGAAGGCCTCGGGGCGAAGTGTCTTGGTGCCGTAGTCGCAGTTCAGCACGAAGTCCACAGAGTCCTTGCGTGCCTGGCTGTACGGGTCGACGATGAAACGAAGCGTACCGAAGAGGCCCATCGGCTGATAGCGCCAGTCGCCGAGGCCGATGAACTCGGTCACGGTGGTGGTGCCGCCGCTGGTCGTGGTCTTGCGGATGGCATTGGTGGTGTACACCGGCAGACCGCAGAGCGTGCCGTTCTGAATCATCGGAACGAAAATGCCGTCCGAGTTGATGGGCTTGCCCTCGAGTATGGCCTGCATGCTCTTGGTCATGACCCAGCAGAGGTGGCTGCCCTCGATGCCGGTCTCCAGCACCTTGGCCTTCATCTTGGCATTGAGTTCCTCGAAGGTGGGAACGCTCGAGAGGTTCACCACAGCGGGTATCTTCGGGTCGCGCTGTGCGGCGGCCTTGGCGGCGTTGATGGTGATGTTGGCGAAAGGACCTACCAGGTTGGTGGCCTGGTTCACTTTCTCGGTAGAGAACAGAATCTTGTTCAGAAGCAGACGGACGGAGAGGGGCATCACCTCACGGACGATGGTCTCCAGCACGTTCTGGCTCTGATTGAGGCTCTGGTTGGTCACAGGAATGGCGATACCGATACGCTCGGGGGCGGCGGTCATCTTGGAGAACGGAATCTTGGTGTCGGTAAGGGCCACACCCTCGCCGGCAATCTGGGCCTCCACCATCTCGTACATCGGCCAAATGTAGTCACCGGCAAGACCGGTGGGCATGGGAAGGCCTACCTTGTCGAGGATGAAACCTTCCTGCAGGGGCTTCAGGATGTCCTGAACGTTCAGAGGGATGATGCCGCCGGCGGCCACGTCGCTGACCATCATCATGTCGCGCACGAAGATAATCTCCGACTTGCGGCCGTTCTTCGCATTCTCGCGGATGAGGGTGATGGCGTCATCCGCGGCATTGGGGTTCTCGCGGAGATGCTCGGCAGTGGCTGCCTGCATCTTCATCTGGAGCAGCTGGTTGTCGCGGGTCAGTGCCTCAAACTCTGCGTTCTCGGCCTCGTTGCGCTCACGCTTCTCCTTCTCGCACACATCGGCTATCTCGCTGATGCGGTCGCAGTTCTTCTGATACTGATCGATCAGGCTGCGAACATTCAATTTGTTTTTCTTCATCGAATTGCTTGTTAGGGGTTAAACTACTTAAAAACTCACTCAAATATAGTCCGCTGCGCGGCGCAGCGCATCTCGCGCAGCTGCTCTTGCAGTTTCTTCTCGTCTACCTGGGGCGCCTCAGGGGCCTCGGGCTCTTTCAGGCCCTCAACAAACTCCCTCGCCTCGACGGAGGTGTCAGGGTATGCGGGGTTGTCGGTGATGGTGAAGTCGTACACACCGGTCACCGCCTTCACACGGTAGGTGATTTCCGTCCGTGTGTTCACCACCTTCGACACACGCTCCACGCAGGCGTCGTCGTAGTAGCGGGTGGTGAAGGCGAAGCTGCAGCCGCCGAGGTCGCCACGGCGCACAAGCTCGAGGGCCTTGTCTCCATCGGCGGTATTGGGGGCGTCGAAGGAGAACTTCACGCCGGTGTCGTCCACTTCGTAGGACAGTGTGCCCTCGCCTTCCTTGCTCCTGGCGAGAAGCAGCTGCCGGTTGTGGAACATGGTCATCTTGATGTCGCAGCCGTCGAGCAGGTCACGGGTAATGGCTCCCTTGGCTATCACTTCTCTCGCCTCGCCATCCTCATCCTGCCACAGCGGGGCCGACGGGGTGTCGAAGAGAACGGCGTAGCCGGTGATGGTGCGGCTCGGGGTCTCGCCCTCCGCAGCCTCACGCACCTGCAACTGGGTGGGCGTGAACATCTGGCGCCTAATCAGTGTCTTCTTGTCCTTCATTGCTTTCTTGGGGTTTAGCGGCGGCATTGCCCGCCGTCAGTTCATCTATAGGTTTCAGGTTGGCGGAGACGAGCACCTTATCGCCGCCCTCCACCTCGGGCTTGTTCTCCTCTCTGCGGAGCTCGTTGACCGTGTAGAGGCCTGCGGCGATGACCTGCTGCCAATACTTGGCGCGGCTCTCCAGGTCGCAGGCGTAGAGCGACTGCCGGTTGAACACAAAGCGGCGCTTGCCTGCCAGAGAGGGGGCCACGAGCTTACGCAGCAGCTCGCACTCTATCTTGCGCAGTATGGGGTTGAGGGTGTTGTTCAGGAAGGCCACATTGGCCATCTCGGCGCTCTTGTAGTTGTTCGATGTGTCGTCGAACACGAAAGAGGGATGCACGCCGAAGAAGCGGCAGATCTCCCGCACCGTGAACTTGCGGCTCTCAAGAAACTGCATGTCGGTGGAGGAGAGGGACAGCTGCTTGAAGTCCACCTGCCCGGGGAGGCTCACGATGCGCTCACCGCTCTGGAAGCGGGCGTCGATGTCCTCGGCGGTCTTGGTGAGCTGCTCGTCCTGGTACTCACCGAAGCCCCTCACACTGGTGTCATTCGACACGATGCCGCGCACGTTGCCGCCATTGGCGAAGCGGTTCAGGGTCTCCTGGTCGCCGGTGGTGGCTATCTGGCTGGTCAGCCTCGCATAGGTGAGCACGCTCACGCCGCTCTTGCCGTCCACGCTCATGCCCTTGATGTGCACTATCTCCTCCTCCGTGAAGGTGCCCGACACACCGTTGAGCACGTCGTTCACCGTGTAGAGGTCATTGCTCGTGTCGTGGCTCACCGTGCCCCGCCCGCACAGCACAAGACGCTCTATCTCGAGCGAGGCGGTGTTATAAACGGGCACGATGTAGGCGTTGCCCTCCAGCAGCAGACTCTGCACGACTTGCCGCCAGAAGTCATAGGCGCTCATGGCGCTGTCGGGCTGCACGGTCAGAAGGTAGTGCAGGCGGCTGTTCAGGTCTGGCACGAAGATACCGTCCTTCAGCCGCATGTACTGGCAGGGCAGCACGGCCACACTGTCACACAGCAGATTCACGCAGCGGTAGACGGTGGCGATGCTTAACGCAGCGCTGCCGGGAGATCCGGCGAGCAGCGACCAGTATTCATAGCCTCCAGTGCGGGGGGCATACTGGGTGCCGGTCGTGTAGGTCTCCTCCTCATCGCGGGTGAACCATCTGAACGGGTTGAGCCACTTGGGTATTTTCATTGATAATTCTCTAAATCACACAAAATTACGAAATATTTTCCCTCGTTCCTATACCCCTAAAAAGCCGTGGTTCACTTTGCTACATCTTGCTCGCTTTTGCTACACTAACGAGGATAATTTTTTAATTATTATTAACTTTTCATCCTTCACCGCTCGTAGCTGAACAGCATGCCGATGGTCATCAGGCAGGTGATTACGCCGTCTATCTTGCGGTAACGGCTCACCTTCATCGGCTTCTTGTTCTCCAGCCGGTCCTCATCGATGACGCAGTTCATGAGGCAGTAGCGGTTGATGGGGTTGCCGTTGAGATGTATCTGGGGAGGGTCGGCATAGGCCATCATCTCGAAGCTCTCCACCGGCAGATTGAAGGAGCCGTTGGTCTGGCTGTAGGGCTGCAGCGTGTCGCGCCCGCCAAGCACCATGAGGATGTTGACGAGGCTCTGCGCCTTATAGGCGTCGTAGCCTATGCGGATGATATGCAGCTGACGGGACCGCCGGAGTATGTCGTCGGCCACCATGCGCACGTCGATGCGGTCGCCCTTGCAGAGCTTCAGGTGGCCCGCCTCATGCCAGATGCGGTAGAGCTGCTCGTTAGGGTGCCCGTGGAGAGCCCCCTCGGGGAAGTAGTAGTCGGTGTGGCAGTAGAACTGCTTGTTCTCGGCGTTGTAGACGGTGTAGGACACGGCGCTGAAGTCATCGTGCACCGACAGGTCGAAGGCCACGGCGCAGGAGGGACGGCCAGCCACACGGTCGATGTCGAAGTCGCTCATCAGACGCTGCACCACCTTGTCAGGGAGCCATGTGGTCTCGTCGTTAAGGGCGAACACGTTGAGCAGCTTGGTGCGGAAAGCCAGCATGTTCTCGGCGCTCAGCTGGGCGGTCTCCCACTCCCGCTCGTAGAAGTCGGGCTGCACGGTGATGCCGAGATGCGGCTGCACCTTCGCCCAGGTCTTCGGGTCGCTCTCCTCGTCGTCCACATCGGGCATGAAGAGCGAGGCGAACATAGTGTCGGCCTCCGCCTCGCCTCTCAGCACGGCCTTCACCCCTTCGAGCTCATGGGCGAAGGGGCCGTCCACCACATCGCTGGCGGTGGTGATGATGAGGGTGAGGGGCTCCCGTCTCGGACCCATCGACGAGGTGAGCACGTTCTTCAGGTCGGCGCCGTTCTTGCCCGCCGTGTTCCTCGCCTGGGCATACTCGTCCATGATGACGAGCGAGGCGTGCAGGCCGTCCTGGGTCTTGGCGTTGGCGGTGAGGCAGCGGATGAGGCTGTCCCTCCCCCTGTC